AAATAGTATGTTACACTAGCTGTGAGTTATGGGCTCAATGCGCTGGAAAAATATCTAGCTCAACTGAGCCCAAATTTAGATTAATAAATAATGATTATACAATATCAAAATTATTATTATTTAATAAAATTAAAAATTTAAGAAAATACAATGAGGCGTATAATAAAGTAATCTTTATGCATCCATTTTATTTTAATTCTATTCATAGAAGTAATTATTTTTTATTTGGAAAAATATATGATTCAATTATAAATAAAAAGAAAATTCAAGTTGGCAATTTAAATTTTTATCGAGATATGGTTCATGCTAGTTTTATTGTTGAGCAAAGCATGTCTTCTACTCAAGATTCTGTTGTTGGAGCGGGTAGGCTCTTTAATGTAAGACAATTCATACAAGATCTTTATAAGATTAATAACGTGGATTTTGATTCTTTTGTTATAGAAGAGTCCAAGCATTTATTAGATAATCAAAAATTAATTATGGCAGATGTCGTAAATGATTACACATATGAAAAATTAATTTTTGATACTCAGCAAGAAATATTGAACTATAAATAGGTTTATATGGAAACTATAGGTAATTTAATTGACAAATTAACGGTTGTAAATATTAGAATTTGGATGGCGGAAGATATTAAAAGAAATGCTTCCGCATCAGATAAGGAAATTGCTGACGCAACAAGGCTTACCAACATTGCCAATCAGCAAAGAAACGATTTAATTCAAGAGATTGATGAGCATTTAAATCATATGGTTAATACTGGAAGTCTTCAAAAGTTGTATAAGCAAGGCTCCACGAAGATGTATGGCAAAAAGTAAAGGCTTTTTATGAGGATCTTAATTACAGGCGGGGCAGGCTTTATTGGTAGCCATCTCGCGGATAAGTTGTTACAATTAAATCATGAAGTTTTTGTCCTTGATGATTTGTCTTCTGGTGATTTAAATAATTTATCTTCAAGATGTAAATTTTTTGAAGCTGAAATATGTGATAAAAATTCAATTTCGGAAATTTTTGAAAAAATTAAACCAGATGTTGTTTATCATCTAGCAGCGCAGATTAATGTAAGAAAATCTATTACCGATCCTGTTTTAGATGCAGAAATTAATACTATTGGAACATTGAACATTTTAAATGAATGTGTTAAACATAAAGTTGAGAAAATTATTTTCTCTTCTTCTGGTGGGGCTATTTATCGAGATGATAATGATTTTCTTAAAACAGAAAATTCTGTAATTCAGCCAGCTTCTCCTTATGGAATTTCTAAATGGACAGGCGAGCAGTACATTAAATTCTATAAAGAAATTTATGGTTTAGACTATACAATATTGAGATTGAGTAATGTCTATGGACCAAGACAAAATAGCAAAGGAGAGGCTGGTGTTATTTCTATATTTATTAATAATATTAAAGATAATAAGTCTCTAACTGTTTTTGGCACTGGGGAACAAATAAGAGATTATATCTATGTAGAAGATGTTGCAAATGCCATGGAGCTATCCTTAAGAGTGTCTGGTATATTTAATGTTTCTACTGGAAAAGAGACAACAGTTAATCAGCTTGTTAATAAAATATGTTTAGAATTTAATTATGACGCCGTAACATACGCTCCCAAAATTGAAGGTGAATTATTTAGAAATTGTCTATCTTCTAAATTGCTGCAGTCTTGTGGGTGGCAAGCCATGCATGACATAGATTCAGGGCTCAATAAAACAATAAAATATTTTAAAAATAATTGAAAGAAATTATGAAGAAAGTTTTAATTACTGGCGTTACTGGTCAGACAGGATCTGTTTTAGTTGAAAAATTTTTAGAACAAAATTTTCAAGTTCACGGAATGATTAGAAGAAATTCTAATTTTAATACTAGAAGAATTGATCATGTTTATAATCATCCTAATTTGAAATTATTTTATGGAGATTTAGCAGATTATGGCTCTATTTGTTCAGCTGTATCTGATTTAAAACCAGATTATTTTATTAATTGCGGTGCTCAATCTTATGTAAAAGCATCTTTTGATATTCCTGAGTATACATTTGATATTGATGCTACTGGAACTATCAGATGTCTTGAGGCAATAAGAAAGTTTAGTAAAAATACTAAGTTTTTACAATGCTCCACTTCAGAGTTATATGGTTCTACTCCGCCCCCTCAAAGCGAAGCTACGCCATTTCATCCACGTTCTCCTTATGGAGCTGCAAAAATAGCCGCTTATTGGGCAGTAGTAAATTATCGAGAAGCATATAATATGTTTGCTGTTAACTCGATTTCGTTCAACCATGAAGGGGTGAGACGCTCTGAGCATTTCGTTACTCGCAAAATTACCCGAGCAGCCACTAGGATTAAACTTGGTCTTCAAGATAAATTAACTCTTGGAAATCTTGAAGCTAAAAGAGACTGGTGCGACGCTCGTGATATTGCTCGCGGTCAAATGATGATGTTAGATTCTGATGTTCCAGACGATTATGTTTTATGCTCTGGCAAGTCTCGTTCAGTAAAAGAATTTGCTGATATTGTTTTTACTAAGCTTGGTTTAAATTATCAAGATTATGTTGAAGTCTCTGACAAACATTTCCGACCTTCCGAAGTAGATCATCTTTGCGGCGATTATACAAAAATTAAAAATGCCTTAGGCTGGGAGCCTCAAATTTCTTTTGATCAAATGGTCGAGGAGATGATTGATCACGATTTAAAACTTGCTCAACAAGAACAAATTCTCGCTCAAAACGGATTTAAATACACTCTATGAAAGTTTTGGTTACAGGTGCAGCAGGTTTTATTGGTGCAAACTTCATTAGGAAATCCTCTTTCCTAAGAGGAAAAAATCATCAATTTATATCTATTGATAACCTCCTTTATCCTCACAGCAAAAGTAATTTTTATATCAGCAATGGCAAATCAGACGGCTTCTACATTGCCGATATTGCCAATAAAAATATTATTGATAATATTTTTGAAATTGAAAAGCCTGATGTGATCGTTCACTTTGCCGCCGAGTCCCACGTAGATCATTCTATTCAAACAGCAGCTCCGTTTATACATTCTAATGTTCTGGGAACTCAAACTCTTATTGATGCAGCAGTTAAAAACAATACAAAATTATTCTTTTATATTTCTACTGATGAAGTCTATGGTCAGTTAAAAACAGATTCAGAACCTGCCTGGGACGAAAATGCACTAGTAAATCCTCGTAATCCATATTCTGCTTCTAAGCTCTCTGGTGAGTTCTTGGTGAAAGCTGCTCATGAAACTCATAAGATGCAATATGCAATTAGCCGTTGCTCTAATAACTTTGGTCCTAGGCAATCTACTAGAAACTTAATTCCTAAAGTTATTAAGAATATTTTTGAAGGAGTGGATGTGCCTATCTATGGTCAAGGACTTCAAATGCGAGAATGGATCTTTGTAGAAGATCATTGTGAGGCTATCTGGCAAATTATAGACTCAAAGAAATACAATCAAATTTATAATATTTCTACTGGTAATGAAATTACTAATTTAGAACTTGTAAATCATATCGCCAATATTATTGGTAAAGGTCATAATTTATTTAAATTTGTTCAGGACCGCCCTGGACATGATTTTAGATATTCTTGTAATTCAGATAAACTTCGAGCCTTGGGGTGGAAGCCAAGTGGTAAATTTACCAAAGCCCTAGAGGCAACCGTATCCTGGTACGATAATAATAGGTGGTTTTTTAAATGATTAAATATTTCTTTTCCCAAGAAGAGCTGGATGTTTGTAAAAATTTCTCTGAGTCAGTAGACACTTCTCATTATTCTAAGCGAGGTCAAAATAACGAACAGAAGCGTCAAAAAGATGCTTTTGTTGGAAAGCTTGGGGAGTATGCTGTTTATAATTCTCTTAAGGGTAAGATTTTAAATATAGTCGAGCCCGATGTTCAAGTTTATTCTGCAAAGCAAAAGTCTTGGGACTTTGACCTTAAGGGAGATGGAGTTAATATTCACGTTAAAACTCAGGATATTGAACAGGGAGAAAAGTATGGAGTCAGTTGGATTTTTCAATACGGCAACGGAAAAAACCAACATTATGATAAAGAAATATTTGACAAAATAACTCCAAATCAATATATTGCATTTGTATCTTTATCTTTAAAAGAAAATTTTGCAATTATCAGAGCAATAGTAAAATTAGACTTTCTTCATGATAAGAAATTATTTGGCTTACCTAAGCTAGAACATTTGCAGAAAGCAAATAAAAAAGCAGTTTACTTAAAAGATATCGAGAGATATTCTTCAGAATTAAACCAATTATAAAATATAATATTCCAAGGATTTATGATTAAAACAGAAGAAAAACAAATGGAAAAACCAAACGTAGTAGACGATTTAAACCAAGACACGCTCAGTGCCTTAAAAGCAAAAATGGCAAAGAAAGAGGATTCAACCATGTCACCTAAAATTGTAGCACCTAAAAAACGAAGCATTAATCTTGGCGTAGTAGGAACAGGTCAGGGCGGTTCTCGTCTTGCCGAGGCGTTTTATTCTCTAGGCTATAGCGCAGTTGTTATGAACACTGCTCCTCAAGACCTTGAGCATGTTATTCTTCCAGAAGAAAATAAACTTCTTCTCCAGTTTGGTCTCGGCGGCGCAGCTAAAGAACTTGAAATCGGCAAAGAAGCTGCCGAAATGCACCGAGATGCAATTCATCTACTAGTGCAGGAAAAATTAGAAGACGCCCAGGCTTTCGTAGTCTGTCTTTCTTTAGGTGGCGGTTCAGGCGCAGGCTCTTGCGAGACGGTCATTGATGTACTTGCTTCCATAGGAAAGCCCATGGTAGTTATTTCGGTTCTACCCATGACGAATGATGACGCTCAGACAAAACATAATGCATTAGAAACGCTTTCTAAACTTGCCAAATTAGTACAGTCTAAAAAAGTTCAGTCAATGGTTGTAGTGGATAATGCCAAGATTGAAACTATTTACAGCGATGTATCTCAGCTAGACTTTTTCTCGGTAGCTAATAAAGCCATTGTAGATCCTATTGAGCAATTCAATAGCCTCTCATCACAGGCATCGCCTTCAAAAGCCCTTGATTCTACAGAGTGGGCAAAACTTTTAATTGACGGCGAAGGTCTTACAGTATTTGGATCGCTTACGGTTGAAAATTATCAAGATGAAACCGCAATTGCAGAAGCGGTGGTTACAAATCTTGATCATAATCTCCTTGCGGGAGGCTTTGATCTCAAGCATTCTAAATACGCTGGATTTATCGTTGCGGCTAATAAAGAAGTTTGGAGCAAAATTCCAAGCTCATCTGTAAATTATGCTAGGGCACTAATCCAAGAACATGCCGGAACGCCTAAAGCACTATTTCACGGCATTTATGTTACAGATGACAAAGATGATAATGTTAAAATCTATTCATGCTTTACCGGTCTATCACTCCCGGCTAGCCGTGTAGATACGCTCAAAAAAGAAGCAATGGAGCTAATGAGTCAAGCCAAATCAAAAGATACAACTCGTTCATTAAGCTTAACTTTAGATACGGGTGCTAATGAAACGGTCTCAGCCGCTCAAAAAGTTAAAGACAAGATAGCTGCTAAATCATCTGCATTTGGTAAGTTTATGGGATCGGTAGTTGATAAACGCAAATGACACACTGTTGAGATAGTGTTTTGATAAGGAGCGGGCAGGACCCGCTCCTTAATTTTTTGTCGAGATTGTTTCTTTTCAAATATAGGCAATCATATGAATAAAATAGAAATTTTAGATAGCAAAAAAGCTAAAGTATTTTTTGATGACTCCGAAGATTTTGAAAAATTTAAATCTTTATTATCATTTAAGGTTTCAGGGGTAGAATATACTAATGCTTATAAGGCTGGGAATTGGGACGGCGTAACTTATATGGTTAATGCTAAAAAAGAATTCCCCATTGGTCTATTAGAGCGTGCTAAGTCTTTTTTTAAAAGTAACGCCATTGATTATGAGTTAGTTGATCGTAGGAAATCTATTGAAACGGTAGAGTCTATAGACTTAACTGAAAAATTAACTCAATTAGAAATGCCCCCTAGAGATTATCAAATAAGGGCAGCTAATATTGTGGAGAAATCAAATTTTGGAATCATTAGAGCTGCTACGGGTGCGGGTAAAACCCTTATAGCTGCATTAATTGCCGCAAAACTAAATAAGCCTACTATAATTTATGTTATTGGTCTAGATTTGTTAAAACAGTTTCATGAATTTTTCTCCCAGGTGTTTGAAGAAGAAATTGGCTACATTGGAAATGGAATATGCAATATTCAAAGAATTAACATTGCCAGCGTTTGGACAGTTGGAAAAGCATTAGACATCCAATTAGACGATCTCACTTTTGATGATGAAATAAATGAAGAAAAATTTCAAGAAAGCAACAAATACAAAATAATTTCTTTATTGAAAGATACGAAGGTTCATTTATTAGATGAATGTCACGTTGCCACAGCAACAACAATCAGATCTATCCATAAAATTATTGATCCTGAATATTTTTATGGATTAAGCGGCACTCCATTTAGAGAAGATAACTCAGATTTATTAGTTGAAGGTATTTTGGGACCAAAATTAATTGATATCTCTGCTTCTGAGTTAATTGATAAAGAAGTTTTAGCCCAGCCTATTATTAAATTCATTGAAGTTCCTAAAGAAAAGATTTCTGGACCTTACCAAACAATTTATAAAAATTATATTATTGAAAACCATGTTAGAAATAATTTAATATTAGAAAACACTATTAAATTAGTAGAAAAAGGCTATAAAGTCTTAATTTTATTTAAAAATATTAAGCATGGAAAGATTTTATCTGATATTTTTAAAGTTAATAATGTAAAATTTAAAATTTTGTCTGGAAATGACTCTCTAGAAAAAAGAGATGAGGTTAAAAAAGCTATTTACAGTGGTAAAATTGATGTTATTTTGGCTTCAACTATTTTTGACATCGGAGTTGATATCAAATGTTTGTCTGCTTTAATTTTGGCAGGTGGTGGTAAAAGTTACGTCAAGGCTTTACAAAGGATTGGTCGTGTTATACGATCTTATCCTGGCAAGAAGTTTGCCGCCATCGTAGATTTTTATGATGATATTAAATATTTGAAAGCTCATTCTGTTAATAGGTGTAAAATTTATATGACGGAAAATGGTTTTAAAGTTATTCCTGCCCCAGGCATGAAGGTGTAAGTAAAAAATGGTAGAAACTAAAATTGAACAAATCGGAAAGGTTTGGGATACATTTTTTAAAAAGTTATCTAAATATTCAGATCTTTCCGTAGAAGACTGGAAAGAATATCAGCTATTGGGCTATTTGGTTTCAAGGCTGGAAACATATTTGCAAAGAAAATTTGCATTTTCTTTGTCAGGACAACCTTCAAAGTGTCCTGAAATGTTTTTTATTAAAAAAATCATTTACTCCTTGGACACCTCGGACCCAGAGACTGTAAAGTCTTATATAGACTGGGTTTTTGATAAGAAGATAGTTCCATCAAAAGTTAAGCTAAGAAGTATTGGATATTTTCACAACTCATCTTTTGCTAATCAGTTTTTAGATGAGAATAAGAAATCAAAACAAATTACACGATCTACAATATTACCTGAAGAGTATAGGACAATTGTTAATTTTTTCAAAGCTCCAGCTGAAACTTTTGGGGATCTTGCTTTTATCAAAAAAGTAATTGAATCTAATCCTGAAGACGAAGATTCTTTAACATTTAAGAAAATGTTTTCTAATCTGATGTCTATAGGATTTAAGGAAGATTGTCTTAGAGATTTAAAATGAATTTAGTTGGAAATAAGGTAAAGCTATTTTTGATTAACTCTTTATCTGCAGAAGGTGAAGTGGAATCCTGGACAGATGATAAAGTAGTGCTTATTTTAAATGGTAGAAAGCTAATTATTAATAATCCTCAACAAAACATAATCATGTATTATGTTTTTGATAAAATGCCAGCAGATCCAGCTCCTAAAAAAGATTTTTTTTGGGATGTAAAAGAACCTGAAGTAGATGAGCCTGTAAAAGATCAAAATTTAAAAATAAAAAAGCTTGCCGAATTAAAGATTATGTCTGCCGAGGCTCAGCGTGAGCAAATTAGAAAAGAATTAACAACATTTAAACCAATTAATACTGATCAGATATTAGGAAAATATGGAACTCCCAGTTTTATCATCTCTCAGCACAATTCCTCAGAAGAAACTGTCACTCGAAATGCAGATGACGCTAGAGGCTTGTCCAAAATGCCAGGGAAAGGCTCTGAATAAAGCTTGTCAAGATTGCAATGCCCTGAATGGTATCTTGCAGAGATTTGCTAATGCAAATATACCCGTGAGATATTGGAGGCTAAAAATGTCAGAGTTTTTAGGTCCTTCTGCTTTGAAGAAAATTTATGACGAAACCTCTTCCAATCTTGACCGAGCATATAAAGAAGGGTTATCTTTTTGCTTGACTGGAAGTCACGGTGTAGGTAAAACTATGACCGTCACTAGTATTTTAAGATCCGCTCTAGCTAAAGGTTACAGCGGGTTTTATACTACTTTAAATCAAATAGTTTTAAGCTTGACATCTCAATCGGAAGAATCCAGGATAGACATTAGAAAAGCTTATACTTCTGTAGATTTTCTAATTATTGATGAGTTTGACCCTCGCCACATGGGGTCTGATAATGCTTCTGATTTATTTGGCAGAATTTTAGAAGATATTTTTAGAACAAGAGTTCAGAATAATTTGCCCACTTTAATGTGTACTAATTCGCCTAATGTCCAAGAGTCTTTCCAAGGATCAATTAAAACTAGCATTACAAGTTTAATGAGTTACGTTAAAGAGATTCCAGTGATTGGCAAAGATATGCGCAAGGAGAAAAAGCTATGAGCGATGATTTTAACTATCTAGTAGATGATCAAGATTTAAGAATCATTAAAAATATCTTTGAAGATAAATCATCTGCTAATGAATTTGCTAAATCTTTTGATGAAACAATTTTTATTGGATCTAGCAAGAAGCTAATGAAAGATGTTTTATCTTATGTTCGTACATATAAAACTCCTCCTACAAAAAGAATTATTCTAGATCATGTTGAAAATGATTCTTCATTATTCAATGAATATTCTTATGTTTTTTCTTGTCTTGATAATGTTGAAGCAAATCCAAATGAATTTAAATATGATCTAGATAAAGTCTGCTCTAGATTTAAAGAGCATGCTACGTTAAATTTTAAAAAGACCGTTCAAGCTCTGAGAGATCAAGATCAAATACAAGAAGCTACTAGAAACTATCACAAAGAATTAGAAAAAGCCTCATATAAAAAACAATCTCATGTTCAGAAGCCTATCTCTAACTTCTTAGAAGAGTTTAAAAAAGATTATAATAATAAGTTTCATAATAAAGATCAGTCTCAGGGTATTTTAACCCAATACAAATATCTTGACTATATTACAAATGGTCTTCAGCCTGCTGAGATGGTTATCATTGGAGGTGAAACTGGTGCAGGTAAATCACAGCTATTAAACAATTTGGCTGTCCAGCTATGGATGCAGAACAATACTGTTAATGATAGAGATTCCTTTAAAAAGGGATATAATGTTTTGTACTTCTCGCTAGAAATGCCATACAAACAGTGCTTTAATAGGACGGTTTCAAGAATTTCACAGTTAGAATTGTATGGTATTCGTGATGCTAATCTCGCTCCTTCAGAAGTAGAAAATTTGTATAAGGCTTGTGAATTTATTGAAGCCTATCCATATCAGTTTGAAATTGTAGATATTCCTCGTGGTGTTACCGTAGAAGATGTTGAAGAGAGATATCTTGAAGCTAAAGCCAAGTTTAATCCAGATATTATAGTTGTTGATTATTTAGGTCTTCTTGAAGATAAAGAAGCATCGGGAGATGACTGGTTGAAGCTTGGTCATATTGCTGGCAAGCTGCATGAGCTTTCCCGTGTTTATGGCTGCGCCATGCTAACAGCTGTCCAATTAAATCGTCTTGCTAAGAATTCTGATAATAGAATTGGTTTGCATCGATTTGGTCGCTCAAGTCTTATTGCTACTCACGCAACTCTTTGTTTGCAAATTGAAACAAGACCGGATGAAAATCAATTTGGAGATATGGTAGTTCATATTATCAAAAATAGAAATGGTGCATTGGGTCATTTTTCTTTGCAAAGAGATTTTTCAAGATCTTTACTTTTAGATTATGATGAGATATTTTTACCATCTGGTAAAGAACCCAAGGTCTTGTTGCCATCGGATGTGGCTGACGTATCAAAGCTTTTAGAAAAATACAGCTGGATTTAAAATGTCAAAATTATTGCCCAATCAAATTGTTGCTGACATGATTAGGATGGAAGTGAAATCTAGTACTGGTGAATTATATTTAATCTTCGAGGTAACAGACCCTCTCTTCAAACAAGAGATGTTAAAAGATTGGACTCAAGATTTTGAGTTAAAAGTTACAGGAACAAAATTACTATATATAAGGAAGGGATAGCATAATGCCTACATATGAACATGTTTGTCTAGAGTGTAACCATGAATGGGAAGATGATTACAGCATTAAAGCTGACCCTCCGACCGTATGTCCTAGTTGTAAATTCGAGGGCAAAGTTAAAAGATTAATTTCAGGAGGCTCTGGAAAAGGCAAAGTTGAGCTTACTGGACATGAGTACAAAGAAAAAGTTATGTCGGATGCCACGGCTCTTAAAAGAGAAGCTTATCGTAATGAAAATGTAATGGCAAATTTAGTCGGTGAAAGCAAATATCACCGAGCCCGAAGCGGCAGGTGATTTATGATATTTACTCAAGAGCAACTTGAACAAATGGCAATAGATTATTTATCTATTGTGGATAATATAAAATCTGTTACAGATTCTAATGAACTTAGAAAGCTGAAAAAACAGCAAGAGGCTATAATAAAAAACCTAAAATGTTTAGTTAGTATTAGGTCTTTTAGATATAAAAAGTTTTCTAACTTTCTCGATCTGGAGCAAGAAGGATTAGAGGCATTAATAATGGCTTTAAATACATTTAAGCCAAACAAATCTTCTTTTACTTGGTGGGCAGATAAATATATAAGTACTAGACTATCTAGAGCCGCAAACGCTCACTCTACAGTTAGAGTTCCAATTAAACATGCTAGAGAAATGAAGCCGTTAAAGTCTTCCGTCATTCCTCTTATTATTGATGACCGAAATGGATACACGGCATTAGAATCTAAGGATGCGGAAAAGCGTATGATTTTTGCGGTAAATCAACTTCCAGAAATAAATAGAAAAATTATTTCAATGTTGTACGGTCTCAATGGCATAAGACAATATAATATTACTCAGCTATGTGAGAGGTTTTCTTTGAACAAATCTGAGTCATTAAAGCTCATAAATGATTCAAAGAAAAAGTTAAAAAATATTTTGGAAAAATATGAGTAAATATAAAAGCAAAATATTTTATTGGTTATCATTAGATTATTTGATCTATACTTATTTGTGATTTTTTACAGATTTAATTATCTATCAGGCTAGACTTCTGGTCTGAGGTGTTCTATACTTTTTAGGAGAAACAATGAGCATTTTAACGCCGAGAGTAACTTATGGACCTTTTGAATATCCACAATTTTATGACATGTGGCTTAAACAGCAAGCCTCGTTCTGGATGTTCACCGAAGTTCAAATGTCCAGTGACATTAATGATTTTAAACTTAATTTAACAGAATCTGAAAGAAATGTCATTGGTAATACTTTAAAAGGTTTCGTTCAAACTGAAATCTTTGTTGAAGATTATTGGTCCTCTAAAGTTTCTCGTTGGTTTAAAAAGCCAGAAATTCAGATGATGTCTTCTGCATTTGCTTCTTTTGAAAGTATCCATGCAACGGCTTATTCTTATTTGGAAGAGTCGTTAGGCATTCAAAATTATGAATCATTTTTACACGAGCCTACGTCTAAAGCTAAAATTGATCGCTTAATTAATGTTAAAGGAAAGTCTAAAGATGACATTGCAAGAAGTTTAGCTATATTTTCAGCCTTTAATGAAGGCGTTAATTTGTTTTCTTCTTTCAGTATTTTGTTAAGTTTTTCTCGCAGAAATTTGTTAAAAGGTGTTGGCAAAATTATAGAATGGTCTATTAGAGACGAGAGCCTTCATTCAAAAGCAGGCTGCATGCTGTTTAAGATTTTAGTTACTGAACATCCAGAGATTTTTACCGATGAACTTAAGAAAGATATTTATGACGCCGCTAGATTGACAGTTCAATTAGAAGACGCCTTTATTGATAAGGCATTTGAACTCGGACCAATTGAAGGATTAGATCCTAAAGATTTAAAAAATTATATTCGTTATAGGGCTAATAGTAAGCTTCAAGAGCTTGGTCTTAAAAGTAATTGGAAAAATATTGATAAGGAATCACTTGAAAGATTAAGCTGGTTTGATGTATTAAGCAACGGAGTAACATTGCAAGATTTCTTTGCAAGTCGAGAGACAGCATATGCTAAATCAATTGTAGATTTTGAAGATATTTGGAACGGAGCACAAAATGGATGAATTGGAACAGTTAAAAGAATCTGGCGAGGCGCCAGAATGGCTAACCTCGGAAGGATTTACAACACTAAAAAATGGATACTTGCTTCCTGGTGAAACGCCAGTTCAACTATATAGGCGCGTAGCTAACGCCTCTGCATCTCGTTTAAATAAACCAGAGCTTGCATCAAAGTTTTTTGATTATATTTTTAAGAATTGGCTTTGTTTAGCAACTCCAGTTGCCGCAAATCTTGGCGCTGAAAGAGGATTGCCAATTTCTTGTTTTAGCACTCACGTTCATGATACAACTGATGATATTTTTAAATCATATCATGAAGTTGCCATGTTAACTAAGCATGGTGGTGGCATTGGTAAATATTGGGGAGATGTTCGTGGTCGAGGAATTCCAATTAAAGGTGGTGGCGCAAGCGAAGGAATTATTCCTTGGTTAAAAATTGAAGAAACTGTATTGCAAGCTGTTTCTCAATCTGGTACTCGCCGTGGGGCAGGGGCTAATTATCTTGATATTGAGCATCCTGATGCAGATGAATTTATTGAAATCCGCAGACCTACAGGAGATTTATCTCGAAGATGCTTAACAAGCAATTTTCATCATGCCATTAAAGTTACTGATGCTTTCATGCAAAGCATGATTGATGGAAATGAAAAAAACCGAGAGCTTTGGGTTAAGCTTCTGAAAGCTAGGGTTGAGACTGGTGAGCCTTATGTTATGTTTAGCGATAATGCTAATAAAAATTTGCCACAGGCATATGTAAATAATAATTTGAAAGTAAGTACAAGCAATTTATGTTCTGAAATTTTTCTTCATACTGATAAAGATCATACATTTGTTTGCTGTCTCAGCAGTTTAAATCTTGCAAGATATGATGAATGGAAAAATACAGATGTAGTAGAGACTGCTATCTGGTTTTTAGATGGCGTCATGGAAGAGTTCATTCTTAAAGCTGGTAAATTGCCAGGCTTTGAAAGAGCTGTTCGATTTGCAGTTAAATCCAGGGCTTTAGGCTTGGGGGTTTTGGGATGGCACACGTTGCTTCAAGATAAATTAATTGCATTTGATTCTTTTGAAGCAATGCAATTGAATGCTGAAGTTTTTAGAAAGATTAAAGCTGATGCAGAAAAAGCTAGCCGTGATTTAGCTAAAGAATATGGCGAGCCTGAATGGTGCAAAAATACTGGCATGAGAAATACGCATACTTGTGCTATTGCTCCAACGGTATCAAATTCTTTAATTTCTGGTGGAGTATCTCAGGGTATCGAGCCTATTATTGCCAATTATTACGCTCAAAAATCCGCTAAAGGCACATTTATTAGAAAGAACCCTGTACTAGAGCGTCTATTAGATTCAACGAATAGAAATTCTCCTGAAGTTTGGCATCAAATTTCTGTTGACTCTGGTTCGGTAAAGAATGTTTCATGTTTATCAGACCATGAAAAAGAAGTTTTTCAAACAGCACGAGAAATTAATCAATTTGCTATTGTTCGCCAGGCTGGTCAGCGCCAGAAATATATTGATCAAGGTCAAAGTGTTAATTTATTCTTTGCAGCTCCTTCTGATATTCAAGATGTATCTATAAAGAAGCGCTTGGCTCAATATATTCATGATGTTCATATCGAAGCTTGGGAAAATGGAGTTAAAAGTTTATATTATCTTCGAGTAGACTCGGTTCTCAAAGGAGACTCGGTATTTAAAGAGGCTTCTGATTGTAAAGCCTGTGAAGCATGAAGTATTCTGTCATAACTAATTATGATATAAAATCAATCTCCTCAGCAATAGAGGAGGAGAAGTTGCAGTTTCTAGTGTTTGTATTGGATTCAATGGGAATAAATTTGGATGGTTGTTTTCCAGATCCGTTGGATCCAAAATTAGTTACAGTAGATCACAGAACAAAATTACGTGATATATTAGAAAAATACAATATCCTTATTGTAGATAATAAAGATAAAACTTTTGATATTTATCTTGAAAAAGATAAAATTGCTTCATGGAAAAAGCATTGGGTTGAATTAAAGAAAGATTTTTCTGAGATTGATCCCAAGAAAAAAATATATGTAAATATAAACCTAGAATGTTGGTCAGTATTTGAACAAATAAAGGATGAAAACAATGAGTGACATAAAAAAAGCAGATAAAATTTCGGTAGAAGAATTACATTTCATTGAAACTCTTAAAAAAGAGTTTAATATGTTAAATTTAAAAGTTGAAAATACTAAACTTCAATATGAAAATGCTTTATTTAAAATCATGCGCAAGTATGGTCTAAGTGAATCGGATTCTATTGATGAAACCACAGGGTCAATTGTTCGTAGACCACCGCCCGCCCCTCCAATGGCAGTTCCTCCTCCAGCTCCTCCTCTCCCTCCAGCTCCGCCTCCTCCAGTTGTTGAATCGGAACCTGAGCCAGCCGTGGAGCCTGTAGTTGTTGGAAAGTCTAAAAAAGGAAAAAGTTCTAAATGAACTCGTCTAATTTGCACGCCTTAATAGTGCTGCGAAATCATGCCCAGTCCATTCTTAATGGAGCCCGAGCAGACCTTAAACTTTCAAGAGATGATAAGTCATCATTAATGAATGGCTTAAAGAAAGTTGACGAGCTTTTTATTAAGAATTTTGAAAGCTGCGTTGATGCTTCGAACTCAGTTACAAAATCCAGGAATTGGACTTCAACTGAAAGCGAAGAAGAAGTTCTTGCCAAAGCTCTTAAGCAAGATGACCATTTGGTCAAAGCAGCTCTTAAAGGATTAACGGTTACTGCATCTAATAATGCAGTGGTAGCCGCTGCCGCAGCAGCTATTGAGGCAGAAGATCCAGTTGTTATCAATCCTGTTGATACTGGGAACTCTTCATCAGGCGCGGTTGTAGCTCGTTCTGGATCGGAAGTTAAAACTCTTCCAGTAGTATCTCTTACATCGGAGCCTGCTAAAAAAGTTAAGAAATCTGGTTTTAAGCGAGCATGAATGCGGTAAAATCATTTTCAGAGCATCAACTGATTGCTCTTCAAGATGATGAATGGCTGGAGCGACAGCGAGTAGCTGGTCGCTCCGTTGTTTTTTGTTTAAATTCAGTTAGATCCATGATTAATAATCGGATTGATTTAACTGCATCTACGCTAAAATCTGAAACGCTTTTGTTAATGAAGACCTTTGATTGCACACAGGCTTTAGATAAAGAACGTAAATATAAGTCATCTATTACTTTTTACGTAAATAATCTTTTTGAACCGGTAAATGATTCTTATAAATTTCAAACCGGCGATATTATTAAAATTGAAATTGGAGCTAATTATCTTGGGGCAGTTGCAAAGGCAACTATTACAACTGTTAAGAATGGTTTGACTCCATCTCAGTTTGAAATGTTTAGCGCTTGTAAAAAATCATTAAACAATGCAATTACTCAAATAAAAACTGATAAAAGACTTGGATGTGTAGGAGCTGGAATTAATCATGTGATTAAAAACACTTCTTTTAAATTTGCCTCTGAATGTGCAGGGTCGGGATTAGATGATAATAATTTATTTGCTGACCCGGTTATATTAAGCAAGTCACAATCAAATTCAGGAATTAGAATTCAAGAAGGAATGACTTTTACCATAGCGCCTCAAATTTCTTTAAACTCTAATTCTAAAACAAGCTGTTGTTTTGAAAAAACCATCTTTGTTCATAAGGACAGCGTAGAAATTATAACTCCTTGGAGCGAGGAAAATTAAAATGAAGATCTCTTTCGAGTCAGGTGAATACGTAGAACTTACAATAATCAAGGGGAATCTGATGCTAGCAATAGCTTCGAAGCATCCCTCTAAACCAAAATCTCTACTGATAAATTCGGTAGAACTTACGCAAGAACAATTTAAACAATTATCATTAGATATTTTACAGGAGAAAGAAATATGACAATTAGCAAGCGTACACGACAAATGGTATCATCGGTTGATTCACGTAAACTTCGCAATAACACTCAGCGTGTTCTTGTAGCTCTCCTTCGAGCTGAAGGTGAATGGGTTCCTCGTTCAAACGTTCGAGTAGCCAATGCAACATCACGTATGCGTGAACTTCGACGCCCAGAATACGGTGGCTTTGATGTCCAGGTAGCTACCGCAGCTGAACTTGGACGAACGGGTGGTACTCGTCAGACATACTATCGCATCAATCCACGTACAATTACCGTAGATCGTGTTGCAACGGTTCTTCGTGATGCAGTTACCGCCTGATATTATTAACTTTTTAGCTTGAAAAAAGCCCGCTACATATTAGCGGGCTTTTTTATTTTTTTGCGCATATTATTGTATTTCTTGGTAAGGAATAACAACTATGGGCACTAGCTTATATCCAAATCAAATTGATAATTCCACGTCCATACCTATTGCTACGGACGGGGTAACGGCTGTTAACGCCGAAGTTGTTAATAGATTGCGAGATGCGATCATTGCCGTAGAGGTAGAGGGTGGCATTAACCCTTCTGGCACTTATGGAACAATTCGAGATCGGTTAGATGCATTAGATGCTATTATTGCAGGTCTTGGCGGCGGCGGAGGCGGAGCTATTTCTGTTCAGGATAACGGCTCTACTGTAGTAAGTTTAGCTTCAATTCTTAATTTTACTGGAACAGGTGTAACTGTAACTAGCCCGTCAACAGGAACGGCTGAAATTAATATTACAGGCGGTTCAACTATTGCGGTTGAAGATAGCGGTGTGTCGGTAGATGCTTCTGCTACATTATTGAATTTTACTGGAGATTTAGTTGCAACTTCTGCCGGTCCTGGACTTGTAGATGTTTCTGTTGTTATCCCGGCTTCAACTATTACTGTTAATGACGATGGATTTTTAATAGATGGCAATGTTACTACTTTAGATGCTATTGGTAAAATAGGCGCCACTTCTGTTTCTCCAGGATATGTTGAACTAGAGGTTCCAGAATCCAAAATTAGAGTTTATCGTGCAACTTCTAATTTAGCTGGTGCTGCTGCAGGGGCAGATCAAACAGTTACTTGGAATGCCACTTCTGCCAAGGTAACTACAACCAACGCATCTTTAGTTGGAGATACATTGGTTCCTACAAAATCTGGGCTATATTTTATTCAAGGTCAATTAACCATTCAGCCTACAGTGGATTCTATTTCTGCAATTATTATTAAAATAGTTCATAATGGATTAACCGACGTTCATACTATATATGATGCCGGTGCCGTTTGGAGCGTAGGAACAAATCGTTCATTTAATTTTAATTTTCCAATGGAATTAGCGGCTTCAGATACAGTAGAAGTTGTTTGGCAGCATTTGGGCTCTGCTTTGTCAGCAACAGATGTGGTATTCGGAGATGATTTATCTTGGTTTGGAATTACTTTAGTCTAAATTAATAACGAGCAACTTGCGCTCTAGCATGCTAGAAGCTTAACCAAATGAGATAATAAGGAAGTTATGAATTCTAGAGTTGAAAAATTTATTTCATTATTACGTAATAAATATAAAATCAATATAGAGTTTAAGACTTCGTCGCCATTTATGAAGTTTTTGTCTAAAATCTTGTTTTTTGTCCCAGATTTTCAAACAAGATTTACTACTACTATTGGTAATACAATTTATTTTCCCAATGAAGATAGATTGAAAGACGAATCGAGTTTAGATTTAATTGCGCATGAGGTTCGTCATATTCATGATAGTCAGCTAGATAAACTATATAATTTAAAATATCTTTTTCCACAGATGTTATCTTTATTATTTTTTACTTTATGTTTTGTTTCTTTGTGGTTTTTAATTCCGGCTTTCCTTTGCTTGGCTCCGTTGCCCGCCTATTGGAGAATGAAAATAGAACTAAACGGATATACAACATCATTATTTGTTCAAAATCTTATTTTAGAAGAAAGAAATTTCCCTTTAGAGAAAAGGCTGAATAATTTATTAAATGCAGCTAATAAAATGAATAATGCATTTATAAGTTCTTCTTATTATTTTATGTGGGTTCCAGGGGTTCAAAAAGAGCTATTCATAAATGTTTATAAAATTTTAGATGGAAGCCTTCTTCAAGAAGATGATTTTTATATTTTTATTAAAAAATGTTTCGATGAATCTCAATCTAATCAGTTAAGATGATATATTAAGCGTTTAGTTCTGCTTACATGTCATTGGAGAAAGAAATATGATCTATGATTTAGCCATTATTGGCGCTGGTGTTGCGGGTTGTTTTGCCGCTCAGAGATTAGAAGAGAATTATAATTTAAAAATTTTATTATTGGATTTGGGCAGACCTTTTGCCAAGCGCCGTCGCCAAATAGAAGGCGCTATGGGGTGCCTGCCATCAGGTGATGGTAAATGGTATTGCTCTCAAATGTCTCAGTTTAATGAGTTTGATGGTAGAAAAGTTAATGCAGCTAAAAAATGGTTAGATAAAAAAATAGATGAATGCGGCAATTCAAAAATAATAAAAGATTCTTTGCCATCAAATGCCCTTAGAACCAGGGCTAATAAATTGGGATATTCAATTAAACCAAATGACTATATTCAGTGGAAGCCTGATAGCGTTCATAAATTAAGTAAAATATTCAGTGATACTTTTGAGAATAGTCAAAATATCAAAATGCAATTTGATACAGAAGTATTTAAAATTCTTAAAAAGAAAAATCAGTTTACTATTCATACTGAATCTCAAGACTTCTTATGTAAGAAAATTTTATTTTGCCCAGGAAGATCTGGATGGAGATGGGCAAATGATTTTTATAAAGAATTAGGAATGGAAGTTCAAGATGATTATTCTTATTATGGTGTGAGATTTGAAATTGCAGGGCAATACGCTAAAGATTTGCAAAAAACAAATTGTACTTTATATAAGGATGATGTTGAAATAGGTCCTTTTCTTTGGAATGGCACTGTAATTCCCGAAGATCACGCTGATATGGTTATTTCTTCATTTCGTTCAAATGAAGAGCGATGGAAAAGTGAAAAAGTAAATTTTTCTTATATTAATAAATTTAAGTTTGAAAATGATGGCGTAAATCAAACTGAGAGAATTGCTAAATTAACTTACTTATTGTTTAATGACCGAGTTAGCCGAGAAAAAAATAGAATTTATTTAAAGGGAAATAGTCAGCTTAATTTATTGCCAGAATATACATGGCTAAAAAATGCAATTGAAGAAGTTGGCGTTATTTTACCAGAATTTGTTACTAAGGGCTATTATCATATTCCGGAAATTTTACCATTGCCAGGCAAAATAGAGATAGATGACAATCATATGTCCGAAGTGTCTAATTTATTTGTGGCAGGCGAAAGCGCAGGATATCGAGGCATTATGGGAGCAGCAATTTCTGGAATCCTTGCAGCAGAAGGAGTTGTCAAATGAGAGATGATGATTATGGAGTTGGTAATTCAGAGGTTAGAAATTTTGCCTTTCATTTAACAAAGGCTGATAATGAATTCTTTAAAGAAGAATCATATAAACCTAATTCGGTTATTAGGATTAAAAGAAAATTCTCCAAGAAAAATGGAGAAGAGTGGCAAATCCATCAGGATGGAAAAATAGCCTTGACATTAAAAGAGAACCGATTTACTATAGCTGAAAAGAAATTTTTACATTCCGTTGAAGGCATGCAGTTTTTAATGTCTGCCTTTAAATCTGGGCTGTCTTCCGTTGCCAAAATTAAAGAAGCAATGAAAGAAAAGCTATGATTATATTTAATAAGTTATACAAGAAAAATAAGCAGCATTTTATTTCATTTATGAATGATAAGGGCTGGGAAGTATCAATTCCTATTGATCATTTTCATGCAGATAGAATTTCTTTATATTTAGAACAAATTGCTAAAATATCCCATCCATTCAATCTTCAAGAGGAAGAAGATGTTATGCAAGAGGAGGAAGAAGATAATTTATGAGTGATTCTTATGTTATTTACGTTATTGACACTGAAACAACTGGATTAGATCCTACAGTCAATGACATTATTGAGCTATCAGCTTTGAGATTAGTTAGAGACGGCGATGAATTTAAGCGAGAACAAAAAACTTGGTATATAAAACCTACCAATGTTCACAACATTTCAGAAGAGGCGCTTAAAGTAAACGGTCATAAAAAAGAAGATATTCTCTGGGAAACCAAAGAAGGCAAAGAAAAATATCTTGAATTAAAAGATGTAATATCTGATTTTGAATTATGGGTTATGGAAGATTGCGCCTCTGTAATGGATCGTATATTTGCAGGTCACAATCCGGTATTCGATGCTAATTTTATGAAGTCCGCCTGGTCCAAAGCGGGATCTGAATCAACTTTTCCTTTTGATTTAACTGCAAATAATAGAGTACTGGACACAAAGCAAATTGTCATATTTATCGATATTTGTACGGGACGAAGAAGGTCTAAGTATAATTTATCGGAGATTGTTAAGTGCTTTGATATTAAAAAGGGCAAAGCTCACAGAGCAGATGAAGACACAAGAATGACCGCAGATTTCTTGGAAAAAATCGTTAAATCTGCCTCAAGTACTTTTACTGAATTGTACAAAGATTCTTATAAGCAGTCGTGAAAATTTTATATGCAATTTCTGATCGACCAGGAGCTTGGATACAAGCTTCTATTGTTTTGTCTGAATTAAAGACAAAGCATCAGGTAAAATTTGCCGGATATCAATCTTTATATCCTCATATTAAGAATATTGATTTTAATTTATCTTCTCTTAAGATAAACACTGAAAATATTGGTAAAAAATACAATATTACTTTAAGTCCTTGCAGCCATCATATATTTAAATCTTATTTACAAAACATTTATAATTATGCGCCAGATTTGATAATATCAGATCATGAAGAGTATACTTTAGCAGCAGCTCACATATTAAAGATTCCTAATTGGAATGTTTCTCCCTTAAATCTGATTTATCATTGGTTTCCAGTTGCAATGAGGTATCATTATGATTTCATCTTATATTATTATAAGAGACAAACTCTGAGATATAATAGAGAATTTTTTTGGGGAAATTTAAATTTAACATATTCGCCTCTATGTCACATGAAAATTCCAATGGATTGGCGAGAGAAAAAGATTGAATGGGTATCTCCATTTATTCCCAAAATAAAATATACAGATAATCCGGTAAGCATTCTTCATACTTACAAAAGGTCTAAATTAGAATCGGTATTTGATCAAGTTCCAAATATTGAAAATCAATTTAATCCAAATCCGTTCGAGTTAACTATCAGCAATAATGTTAACTTCTCCTCGGGAGAGAGTGGCTATCTATACGGTCTTTTATTGGACAAGTTTCATATTACTGAAAACGAAAATTATAGAGTCAATATTGTTCCTAATTTTAATGATGTAGAAACTTTGATGAATGCTATTGTATTAAAAAATAATAAGCTAGGAGTTGACTTAGGGCAAGTTGAAAATATGAATGAGTATGCTATTACTCGTGTAGACTCCGTATTAAACAATTCAGAAAAATTACCCATCAATTTAAAACTCTCTCACTCTCCTAAATATCGAAAGTCGATTAAATTCTCCCTGTTAGAAAGGCTAGATTACCATGAAAGTAATTTTGGACATAGGAAACGTATTAGTACACGTCCAATTGAACTCTTTTCTTGAAAAGTTTTCAAAATTAATCCCGGAAGATCATGATCCCTTTTTGTTTCTTGAAACGATTCAAGGAATGCATGACATTGGTCTTATAACAATGAAACAAGCCTTTCGAGATAAATACGAATTATCTCATTCTAAAATCTATTCTATAGATGAACTGCTAGATTTCTGGAATGGTGTTGTTGTTCGTAATGAATTTATGATTAATTTAATGAAGGACTTGCGCTTTCAGGGTGTTAGATTTGCTTTAGTTTCTAATATTGGGGATGAGCATCATCAACATTTAGAAAAAATTTGTCCTGAAATTTTTGAACTATCAGAGATTCATCATTTATCTTATCAGGTAGGCGCTAGAAAGCCAAGCAAATTATATTTCCAATCGTTTTTACAGGACCATCCATCTTGGCTGGGGAGCGTTTATATTGATGATAGATTGGATAATATTTTAACAGGTAAAAAATACGGATTTAGAACAATTCAATTTGATTTAGATAATTATGGGTCTAAAAAAGAATTAAAATCTGCTACCGATTATATCAAAAAAATTATTCTGAGCCATCGACCCAATGAAGAGCTTAAATGATTATCCTGTAACTGAAGTGGTGTCGTATTCTGCGTAACCCTGCTTATCGTTTACATAAACGTGCAAAGTTGGAGAATTGAATAAGTCTTTTAAATAAACAGTGCTAACAGATCCATCTGGCTTTTTTAATGTAGCTTTATTTGCTGCCAAGTCTTGAATGAATATTTCATATTCTGTATGATGATCTTTAACTGCTCCAGGGTGAGCAGATGATTCTCCATTTTGCCAGGGTCCAGCAAAAGTAATTCTATTTTTGCCTAAACCAGTACTAGAATCTACGTCTTTTGGTTGAGTAATGGATTTTGCAGATACTCTGTACGCCTCTTTTGGTTCATTTGCGAGTATATTGTCAATTTTTTTAGAATAATCTAGTCCCCATTTTGTTTTTCCAACATTTTGAGCAACTGCTTCGCCTGGATGAAATTGACCTGAAGAATCAGTATATCCAGCACTGAGAGGTGGAACTTTAATATTATGAATTTCTGGAGCTTTTTCAATTACGTTAATAATTTTACTTGTAGGCAATACCATTCCGCCTTTATCTGGAAACCATTTATTTGCCAAGGCTTGAAGGGTAGCAGGTGCAGGATTGGGGCGAATCGCCCAAGCAGTATTAGGATTAATGACAACGGGCTTTTTTAAGACTTGCATGGTTAATGACCCAGCCTCTCCCATTGGAATGGTAACTGGCATTAAGTCTGCTTCTGCTGGAGCAGGGGCGTGCTCAAGAATTAACTTTTGTTTTTTAGCGGAATCTGCTTTTTCATATTCTTGCTTAAATTCTTCTGGTGACAGCGAGCTAGATTTGCTAGACTTTAATTTAGTTAGCTCTTCATCTACTAGCTGGGTTAAAGTTCCAGTGCTAGCTGCTATTATTATTAATTTTTGAAGTCGAGTTGTCATATTTTTATATCTCAATAGTGATATTGCATTATATATCGCCAGCCCAGATGGCGAGGTACAATTTTAATTGTTTTTGATAGATTTAAATTCTGATTTTTGAAAGGTGTGATAATGAATCATTTGTTATTAGAAAAATTGTTAGAAAAAGGCGTTCTATTTAAAAATCCAAACACTCAAGAATATGATCTAAATCCATTAGTAGATTTATTTAATTCAGAGGTTTCTTATGGATTTGAAGACGTGGCGATTACTCAGCAAAAAAATATTTGCAAGTCAAGACTAGATGCAAATACGTCCTCTGAGATTATTAGAGGAGTTCATGTTAAAGTCCCTTTAATCGCCAGTAATATGTCCACTGTTATTAACAGTGATTTTTATATCAAATTGTATAATCTTGGCGCTTTTGCCTTTATGCACCGTGCAGCTTCAGACGAATCCTTACAGGAAGAAATGCAAAAGATTTCTAAAGAATGTCAGTGGGTAGCAGGCTCAATTGGCATTGATGATTCTCAATTTGATTTAGCAAAAAAGCTTATTAACAAGGGCACAAATATTCTTGTTATTGATATTGCTCACGGGTACACTGATACCATTTTTGAACTGGCTAAAAAGTTGAAATCATATTCAAAAGAAGTTAAAGTTGTTATTGGTAATGCTACCAATCCAGAAATTATGTATGAATGCGGTGATTGGGTGGATGCTATTAAAGTTGGCATTGCTCAAGGATTTGCTTGTGAAACTAAAAACACCGCAGGATGTACAGAAAAACAATTTTCAGCAGTTTTAAAATTCAAGTCTTTGTCTCGCAAATTGGGAATACCAATTATTTCAGATGGTGGAACTAGAGAGCCTGCTGATTTAGTGAAGGCAATTGCAGCTGGGGCTAATTCGGTCATTGCTGGTAAAATATTTGCTGCCTGTCCCGAAAGCGCAGCGGAGACTGAGCTAGTTAATGGCGTCCTAAAGAAAGTTTACGCAGGAATGGCTTCTCGCTATGTTCAAGACCGATGGAAAGGCGGATTAAAACCCGGCACATGCCCTGAGGGTGGCGTCAGATATTTAGACGTAGGAGAGAGTGCTGAGAAGTTGTTGGAGCGTTATGGTGGAGCCCTTAAGTCAGGTATAACATATGCCGGGGCTAACGACGTAGCATCTTTTCAAGATAAAGTTAAATTTGTTAGGTTTGCTAAATGAATATAATTTTGCCGGTCATTCATTATGCTCAAAGATTTTGGGAAAAAATTTTAGAGCCAGGGATATCATCGGATATTATTAAATTTACCATGTCTTCTGTTAGAGAAATGCCGTTTTCTTTCACAGAAGATATGGCTAAGTTTATTACTTATTGCAAAGATGAAGAGTATTTGGAAGAAATGAATGAGTTTCATAGTGAAATCTTTCAAAATCAAGATTTGCTTAAAGTTTATTTAGACTGCATTTTTGGATTATTACAAAAATATTGCAAAGATAATAATATTCAAATGCATATAGAAGATTATACTTTTAAAATATTGCTTAGGTGGTAATGTGGTTATCAAAATAATTGCAGCCGTAGATTTAAACTACCTTATGGGCTATGACAATGCTATTCCTTGGCATAAGCCCGCTGATCTAAAAAGATTTAAGCAAAAGACCTTAAATCAAATAGTAGTTATGGGTCGCAAGACTTATGAATCTATAGGAAAAGCTTTGCCTAACAGGATAAACTGTGTTATTTCTAGAGACCCAGGCAAAATAAAAAATTTATCTCCAGGAGTAATTGTGTCTACATCTTTGGAGAATATGTTTGAGCGATTATCTGAATCTGATAAAAATATTTGGGTAATTGGCGGGTCTCAAATTTATAAAGAGGCTTTATTAATGGATATTGTTTCTGAAATTGATTTGACCGTTTTAAATGGCAGATGGGTTCCGCCATCTAACGACTCCATGGAAATAATTAAACAGAAAAGTGTAATTTTCCCCCATGTCCCTTTGGAATATACCATTGAATCAGAAGAGATTAACAAAGAAGATCCCTCTTTGCTACATAGAAAATATGTAAAAAGCTATTGGTGATCTATTTTTTAATTTGAGTTAATATTTCAAATAAACAGGATAATTTGTATAAATTATTAATTTTATTTGAAGCTTTTTTCTGAATAGACCCGTAGGATTTTCCTATTACAGTCTCTGGGTTTAACTTGTTTCTTGGCATGCTCATTGGCGTGGGTCCGGATGCACCTTTTTGTGTAATCCATATTTCTAAATGAACGTGAGGTGCTGATTTTTTAGCCGATCCTGTATTTCCGTTTAGCCCTATTACAGTTCTAGGAGAAACTTCAACTCCTTTTGCTACATTAATTTTATCTAAATGAGCATAAAAACTATACATGCCAGGATCTTGTGGATGCTCTATTACGCAGAAATTTCCGCTTTTTCCTCCAGAGCCTACTTGAGCAACAATGCCACTTCCAATTGGAAACACTTGTTCACCTAGACCCAATTGCATGGCTTTGGATAATTCCTTTGATTTTACGGCTTCGGTAGTTCCTGGCGCAAAAATATCAAGCGCTTGATGCCCTTTGGGATGACCTAATTTTTCTTCGGATTGTGTATAGTATCCGCCAAATTCCTTATACTCTCCATTTGGAATTGGTAATTGGTATGTTCCAGATGAAAAATGAGGAGAGTCTTCTTCCTGTTCTTGACTATCCTGAGAAGTCTCTTCGGAATCTTCTTCGGAATCTTCTTCAAAGGCTGAGGTTAAATCTTCCAAATCTTTCAATGAATTGCTGGCTTTTATAATTAAAGGCATATTTATTCTATATCAAATTTGTGAGTCAAAATAACCATCAACGGAATATCCGTCGTTTGTTTGCTCTGCCGATGGTTCATTAGTTGAAGTAGCGTTGCCTTCCATTTCTTTCATTTTTTTCAAGATTTCGGCAAATTGGTTTTTGCTTTCTTCTTCTCTTGTTTTTTGTCTCGCTAACAATTCTTCTTTGACATTGTTTTTTATTTTTTTAAACTCTTCTTCCAAAGATTTATTAGTTTCAATTTCTCTTTCTAATATACTACTCATGATACTATGATATATTTTTAGCTGTTGAAAGGCTTTATGGATCAAAAAAATCAAAAATCAATTCCCGAATACTACACAGTTAAAGTTGAGGCGGAAGTTCCAACTATTATAACTTATCGAGTCTTGGCTTCTTCGCCAGAAGAAGCCATAGAAAGGTTGCAATACGCCTCTATTTCTGAACCAGTTAAGCCAAATCTGGCTAAAATGAAAAAGAAAAATGCTAAAGCCTATAGGCAAGGCACTCTTGAAATACAAGCTTCTAAAAAATATTAATTATGGCAGGTCTTAAATATTATATTATAGATACGGAAACCACGGGCTTAAGTGCTGATTATCATGAAATAATTGAAATATCAATTATACGAGCAGAAGATAAGCACCAAATTACTAAATTTATTAAACCAGATTTCCCTCAAAGGGCTTCTCCTGAAGCCTTAAAAATTACTAACAAATCTTTTAAAGATTTGTTGAAAGGTGAAGCCAAAGAAGCTGTTGTTGAATCTATTAACAAATTTCTAACCGAAGACAGTTCATCTCCAGAGCATAGGGTATTTGTGGCACACAACGCTCCTTTTGATAGGAGATTTTGTCATGCACTGTGGTCTTCTGTAAATAAAATTTTTCCAGCCAATTCTTGGCTTGACACTAAATCTTTGGCTAAATCAGTTCTAATCAAACAAGGAAATTCTAAACCCAAAGATTTAACATTAAAAGGTGCTATGGAGCAAATTGGCGCTAAAGCGTATGGAGGAGCCCACAATGCCTTGATTGATTCTAGAAACTGCTATTTGCTTTGGAAAAAAGCGATGGATTCAAATATAAACTATTTAACTCACATTAAACGAAGTCCACATTCTGTAGATAATAATTATGGCAATGACGAAGATTGAAAAAGAAGTCACTGATTTAATTTTATTTGGAAAAGTTCCTTCAGGGTCAAAAGAGGAAGAAGAAGATGTAGCAATTAATATATTAAAAGTTTCCGCGGATAAGTATCCGGACATTCTTTGGTCAGTTATTTTTGAAGCCTTTAGCTATGAACATACTGGAATGACTATCTCTGCCATGGCTGCATATTTGTGCAGTCCTGGCGCGAAAAGCCATCTTAATTCTAATACAAAGAAATATTTTACAGACATATTATTAACATTAAACCCAGTAGCATTATTGGATTTGACAGAGCATGTTAAAAGCAAAATTTTTGGATCTGGATTAGGAGCAAGGAACCAGAAATTATTTAGAAATGTTATTGAGCGCTGGAGCTATGATGAATTGAAAGAATATGCTTCTTTATATCCAAAAGAACTTCTTTCATTAGTTAAATTGTTGCATCCAAGATTAAGCGACGACAAAGGAAAAATTATACAAAACATAGCTAATAAACTCGTATAATATTGAAGTCTGTTTGAGTACGATATGACTATCCACTTTTTTAATAGGATGAGTTATGGGATCAGCTATTTCTTCAGAGTCTTTAAAAAACAGCGAATTATCAAATGAAGATTTGGAAGAATTATCGGCATTTTATAAACTTTCTATTCTCGAAAGAGATTTGAATAAGTTAAAAGACATTCTAAATGAAATGAAAAAAATTAAAGAATGTTGCGCTCAATCAAATGAACTTGAGGGAATAAATGCCTCCCGCAAAAAATGACTTAGCAAATCAAGAATTAATTAAAAATTTAGACGTAACTCACCAATTAGTTAGGCAATTAATTTCAGATTTGCGTGATGGCGAAATAGACTTTGCCAAATTAAGCACAGAGCTAAACCATTTAATTGCACAGTTTAAAGAGCTATCTCACTCTTTAGATCAAACAGATGATTTAATTTTAAATATTAACTTAAAGATAGCATTGTTAGAAAAATCTGTTAATGATTTGGAGAATTGGGTTAAAGAATATAAGCAAAAAGAACAAGTGCAAGCCATGCAGACTCAGATAGCTGATAAAAGAGGTCGATGGCAAATGTTTGCAGCTGTAGCAAGTGGTGTTATAGGTATAATAGGTTCTTTAGTTTCAATTATAATAAATCATCTAAACAAATAAAAACAAAGAGAAACGCTGAGTAAGATGCTATTCGTTTCAATACACAACTAGCCGTATCTTATATAAACAATAACGCTTTTCCGTTATTGTTTATATTTTTTTTAAAGGAGAAAGAATTATGACATACGAATATACTTGTACTTCTTGTAATCATGAATGGGAAGCAGAGCAATCCATTAAAGATGAGGCTTTAAAAGCTTGCCCTAAATGTGGGAATGAAACTGCTAAACGTTTGATTTCTAAATCCAGTTTCGTATTACAAGGTAGCGGTTGGGCAAAAGATAATTATTCATGATTTCCTGTTTTCAACAGCTGTCTAAATTAGAAAGTTGGATTCGAGGAATTAATCCAAATAATATTAAATTTGTTTGGATAGATTTCTCGTATTCCAATGATTTTAAATCGGATCAGTTGTATGATATTTATGGAAGAAATCAGTCATTTGTTTTAAAAAGCATATGTGATAAATATAATATTCCTTATCATGTTTATTCTGCTAGTTTGAATTCTTCAGACCAAGAAAGGTTGTTGGAATTTTCTAAATTCATGCAGTGGAAATCTGAAAATTTTAATACTATCTTAATTGGTAAGATATTAAAAGAGCAGATCTATTTCGGAGAATATAAAAAATATTATTTTGATGTTTTAGACATATCCCCATTTGGAGATATGACCGAATCTCAATTAAAAAATTTAGTACATTTCATTCATACAAATGAAGACTTAAGAAATTCGAGTCAATTATCTAAACTTGAATGGCTGTATCAGCAAGATCTTTTGTATAAAATTATTTCTTCCGAGGCAGATCCGACAAAACATGCTGTATGGGGCATTTACTCTTTAGAGCAAAAATCTTTAATTGCTAAATATTACGCTTTGTTTAAAAATAGATATCATAAAATACAAAGAGAAAATATTTTCACATTATGAGATTAGGAAAAGAACTAGCCTCTTTGCGGGCATCAAACTCAGACAACTTTCCAGCACTAAGATTTATAATACAGTCACTTGCCATGAAGCCTGTTTCGTGGCAACTTTGGGAAAGTAAAATTAAAGATAAAATTGAAATTTATGACGATGGTCAAAAATTAAATTATAAATTATCTTATGAAGATAATTTTGATTTGTTTAGATTTTCCAATTTATCAAATATTATTTCATATTCTAATGCGATCATTGTCGCTAAAAAAAATAAAAAAATTAAATTATGGCTGCTAGGAAAAGATAATATTGTTAGATACTTTGAGCATGTGAATGAATGGAAATCTAATCATTTATTTTCAGATACTCCAGCCTTAATATTTAATGTTGTAAATATATTTTTAGGAGATTCTGATAAAATATCAAGCTTATTTCGCATGGAGGATTCTATGATTTTAACGCCTCCATTTGACGATATAGAATATAGGACAAATAATAACTTCCTTCCATTATGGAAAGAAATGGAAATATGATATGGCAATTTTAAAAGGCTTGTTACGATATCGAAAAGGTGACGCTACTTTTCCTCAAGGAGGCGGTCATAAAATCATTATGCATGTTTGCAATAATTTGGGAGGCTGGGGTGCTGGATTTGTAGTTGCACTATCCAGGCGTTGGAAACTTCCTGAGCAAGAATATCGTAAATGGTTTGCCGGAAAGCAGAATTTCAAGCTGGGCGAAGCTCAATTTGTTTTTGTTCAAACTGATGTCACTGTAGCAAATATGCTTGCTCAGCATGGGCTTCGTTACAATGACGATGAGCCTGCCGTAGTTGAGCTTAAAAATCTAGAAGCCTGTCTAGAAAAAGTTTACCTCCATGCTTTCGAAAATAGCTCAACAGTTCATGCTCCCAGGATTGCCTCGGGGTTAGCGGGCTTACAATGGGAACAGGTGGAACCACTAATTAAAAAGCATTTAGTAGATAAAGGTATCGATGTTACTATCTACGACTTGGAATGATATGATTCAGGAAATAGTTTCTTTGGTTAAAGAAAAACCAGTTACGGCAGGGGAAGACCACCCTGCCGATTCTATCATTTCTTTAATTGCTAAAAAAGAAACTCATTACATTGAGCTGTTCTACTTGATGATTGCTAGTTATCCTAATATTAGAGCAGATCTGTTTAAATTGCTTTGCAGATTAGATTCTAAATATTTAGACAATCTAACATTTCATGGAATTTGCAGAAGATTTTTAAATGATAACAATGTAGAAGTCGTTGATGCTGCCATTGGAATGTTTGAATCTTTTTCTGACAAATCAATTTTAAAAGATTGGCTAGATTCGAAACCTAATCAATCTCAATGGCTATTAGATTATGCTCATCAAATCGTTAATCAAGATTCTTCTTTATAACGAATAGCGAACCATTCCACAAATTCATGATCAAATCCAGTTGGATCAATTTTATTTGTTGTAATGTTATAATGACCTAAAAGTCCTGAATAATTTTCTACATTGGGAATTACAGTTTTACTGTATTTCCCGTTTTTATCTTTAGGGAAAGCTAATTCAACAGCGGGGCAAAAATGATTTACTGCATAGGCTATTTTGGCAACAGCTTCTAGTTGAGCTTTTGTTGGCTTAAAAACTTTCATGTTCATAGAATGAATTCTTTCATTCATCATTTCATGATCTTGTACTTTGTATTTTTTTCTATTAGCCTCGCTATATAGTTTATCATCTTGCCAGGCTTGAGGCATGTAACAAATTTCAATTCCTGGACCTAAATTATTGACTGGCTTTTGAGACCATCCAATATCTTTAATCATTAGGCATTGGTAAATGGTGGCACATCCATCTTCGTTAATGTCATCATCAACAATGAAATTGACGCTTAACCCTCTAGCATTTAATCCAGTGTAAGTTTGTTTAGCATTATAAGTAACGGTATGATGCGTGACGCATTGTTTTATTTCTGATAATGCTTTTTGACTATCCCTGGCTTGATATTTTCCATTATAAAAACTGTAATTAGGAGACTCGTTCCAAAGAACTACTTTGCTGTCAATATCTATTTTATTTTTTTCATCAAAGTAAATGCAAGAATTCATTTTTGACCTTTGAACAAATTAATGATTAAAGCGAAAATTTGAATAATTGTTTCTATAAATTTGTTTTTAGGCTGAGATATTTGTATTTGTGGTTCTTTTGTATTTATTTCTTTTTCAGACTTTTGAGGAGCTGATGGCAGCGTAGTTGTAGCGGGGGAACTTTCTGTTACTTTTGGAGCGGTGGGCGCTAAGCTAGGCTCTCTTACAGTGGGAGGTAAGCTTTCCGGAGCACTTTCTGTTGTTCTATAATTCTCAGGAATAAACGTTATGAAGTATTCTGATTTTTTATCAAATGACTTAGCTAACTTAGTCATTAAATTTGTATAATAATTCAAATCAGCGGTAAAGTATCCGCCTTCTTTTAATTTAGCACAATACTTTGCTATATTGCCTTCTTTTAAAGCTTCTAGAGCTGGTTGATATCTTTTCTTATTTAAGAATTGTAAATAAGCTTTAGCTCCTTCTACCGGGGAGTCCCAGCTTTGGAAAAATGTCTGTGGGTGATAAGGCTCAAACCAATGAGTTTTACCATTTAAAATTTCATTGCATTTGTAAGAAGTATATGGCTGACCTTCTCTTTTTTTTATATTTCCAAAGTTATTATTATAAATAAATTTTCCACGACCAACTTCCAAAGAAGTATGACACCACAAGATACAAAGTTGCTGTTTAGTTACGTCTATATTATAAATTTCTTTCCAGGCTTGTCGTAAGTAAAAAGCTAACTCGTCTTCTGTTAAAGCGGTGTGTACACATTCTTTGAACAATGGATCGGTGGGACGCTCTTTGTAATCCATAGCCTGCTCCTAAAAAGAAAATAACGCAGCATTCAACAGGAATGCTACGTTATTATTTCTAATTATGCAATATTTAAAATGATTTAGCTTTTAACTACCTGCCAAGCAGTTCGAAATTTATCGAAATATTTTTTCTCCATCAAAGAATTGAACTCTAGCTCTTTGAATTTAATTAATAGCTTTTCTTCATTAAATGAATGTTCTTGAACTTTCCATTTATTTTCTTCTGTCATATTGTCAGACTTAATAGTAACAAATGAAATCAAAACCATATTTCTTTGATATATGGAAATATCTTCTGCTGACAATCCGTCAACAAAATTTTCTTTTGCCAAGGTTTTCTCAGCCTTCTTAGGACCCATGATTCCGGGAATATTATCCGAAGTATCTCCTTTCAGTGCTTTGAACTGAACATAATTATATTCGGGAGCTTCCATGAACTTTTTCGTAAATGGATTATAAATCTGAACATTTAAACCATCCACCTGTAACATCTGAATATAGTCAGAATCATTACTTATGACAATATTCTCATGCTCTTTGTTCTTTTTAACTAGGGTGTTAATTACATCGTCGCATTCATAGTCGGTATGGCTAATTACAGTTACAGGCAAAAACTCTAGCAGCTCATATATTTTGTACTTGTTCTCACGAAACAAGTCTCGAACTTCTTTCTGCGCTGCAGTTTTAACGATTCTGTTGGCTTTGTAAGAGCTTAACAGATTATATCGAAATTCAGGCTTGCCTTCCAGTACAAAATAAACCTTGTCAGGTTTAAACTGCTCTACTGTAGCTTTCATATTCCTGATGAAGTTATATGTCATTGCATAACTATCATCTTTATCATCTTTGCTGGCTCCAAATTTAATATTGGCTCGCCACATGGCATTCATTCCATCGAAATATAAAATTCTCATTTTTTCCTTAAAGAACAATTCCGAAATCTTTAATAGCTTTATGAATTGCTAGATTCTTCATTTTAAATTCAAATTCAATATCAATCTTGTTCTCGTCATTTAATTTTCTCTGCAAATCAGGAATGTAATGAACGTAATCTGAATGCTTGCGACGATCCTTAAATGACCCGTTGACGCACGAAGGATCTGTATTGCTTAAGTGCGTCAACATCTTAACACTCCAGGTCTTCATTGCAAGATCCAAACCTTCATCCACCGACAACCCTGCATCATTAAAGACATGATGATGCGAATCATAACAGCACGGAACACCCGTTTCCTCATAGCATGCATACAAATCTTTGACATTGTAACAGCTTTCATCGTTTTCAAGCGTCAATCTAGATTTCACATTTGCTGGCAGTTTTTTGATAGTGTCAATCAGTACCGGCAACTGGTCTTTGGTTCCGCCGTGAATGTTAATTGAATAATAGGGCGTACAGTCCAATTCCATACCATCAAAAATCCAAGCGTGATGCTCTAGAATTTTAACGCTTTTATTAATTACTTCCTGGCTCTTTGATGACAATACACAAAACTGATCAGGATGACATGTCACACGAACGTTTGATTTCTTCAAATAGTTTCCAATTCGCAAAAGACGAGAAGAAATTTCCTTATCGTTGACTAATAAATGATTTACGGAATCATACAAAGGAAACAAATTGGATGACATTCTAAAGACTTTGAAGCCTTCTCTGACAATCTCTTGAAGCATTAGTTCTAAGTTGTTTAAATTAGAAATCCAAGTTTCTACAATTTGTTTTTCCGGATATTTTCCATCATTGAATCTGCCAAATTGAAGATTTCTTTCCTCCATAGCATTGAAATATTCAATGGCTCCGTTTCTCTTTTCTTTTGATTTCAAATACTGACAGCACAATCCTATTGACATTGTTCGCCAAATCCTTCCACATCAATAACTTTAATGTTTAAATCCTTGTCTCGCATCACGTTGGCGTACCATAGGTCAATGTGACGATATGTAAACCCAGATAAAAACTTCCAGAAATCATTAATTCTGCTAGTTTTAGTTTTATAAACTCTAAAAGGCATTTCTCTTGTCACAAAATTGTGATAAGCATCAGAATTATATTCCAATTCTAATCTTTCATATTTCTTTAAAGGAGATAGTTTTTCTCCAAGATACCAAAACACTTGGTCTTTATAAATTGTTCCAAAATCATAAATATTCATCAAGTGATGATGGTTATTGTTTTTTATATAATTACAAATTTCTAAAAAACTATTTTTGGTAACTCTTGGATCCAAATTCATTTTTAATATTTTATCATTATCATAATGATAAATAACGCCTTCGGACCCTGATCCAATTATTTTACCAATTTTTGATTTTTCTATACTGTCAGGAAGTAATGAAAACAAATATTGTTCATCATTTAATTTACAATCGTAAAGATTTTCTTCTTCAAATCTCAAATCACAAAATGCTTCTAGTGTCTCCATATATGCACAATTTATCCCAAGTCAAATTTACAATGCGGTATGTAATACTATGAGGTCCTATTTTGTTGTGTAGGACGTGAGCCATGCCTAGCTTAACAAAGATGTTTACATCTGTCAAGTTCCGATCGAAATTATCTTGGTAAGAACGAATAACTAAAATTCTTTTATTATTTCTTTTTATATTTTGAATATACGATTCATATCCATCGTACCCATCATAGCCATCAACTCTAGAATCAAAAGTATACCCATCTAATATTTCATCAATAAAAAGCTGCTTAACCAACATGTTTCTAACATTGTCGGTTAAATCATTGTTTGCTACGATAATTGCTGAAGGGTATAAAGATCCCAATCATCATCCTAAAGAGTCGATTTCTCTTTGTAATTCGGCGAGTTGCCGAGCAATGTCTTCAGCCTCGTCTCCTTCGCTTTCAGCCTCGTCTTCATCTTCAAAATCGGAGCCAAAAGCAAGTAAATCAGATCTTCCAAATTCCAGAACAGCTTCCGCCATAAAAGAACTGTATAATTCATCCACACTGTTTTCGTCTAAGAATTTCATGTCATTGGCGTCACTGCCATCTTCGGAGTCGTCATCGTCTAATTTCGATGAATATGGAGCTTGATTATCATCTGATTTAGATTTCTTAGCTCTTTCTCTCCATTTGGTTTTTACAGGATCTCCGGCATCATTTACATCTAATGCATATTCACCACTGTCAATGATATAACTAACATCTCCAGAGTCATAAAATACGGCATCTGTAGCTCCAGATAAGTCCATATTTTGAATAGCTTTATGGAACTTTAACATGTTTTTTCTAGCTTCACCACAGCTGCCTCTAACCTTTTCAAGAGAAGCATTAATTTTTGCAGCTTGACTTTCTAGATCGTCTAGAGTGCCCTTCAATTTAGAATAATTGTTCTTTGTTTTTTCTAACATAGAAACAATTCTTTTTCTATTATGTTTTTCTTTAGCTGCTAGTTTTATCATATTTTATCGCTTGATTGGTAAATTGCTTAGAAATTAGCTATGTCATTATGTTAAATTATTGGCTTGTTTTTGTTTGCCCAATAAACATTGGCTTTTAATAAATTATCATAAGTTCCAGCGTCTTGCCAATATCCGCTAAGCATTGCATGCTGCAACTTATTCATATTTAAATACAAATTTAAAATGTCAGTAATTTCTAATTGATTTCTGTTTGATGGAGAAATCTTGTCTAGGAAATTTACTAGCAACTCATCAAATAGATATAGTCCCGTGACTGCATATTGACTACCTGGATTAACTGGTTTTTCAATAATTTCGGAAATACTTCCATCTGAATTAAAGCAGGGGCATCCAAAGTTTTCAGGGTCAGGAACTTCTTTTAGAAAGATCTTTGCGCCCCCGGCATCTGATGCGGAAAATTCTTGTACATCTTGTGAAATATCTGCATCCGTGGTATTATCACCTAAAATAACAGCAACTTTATGACCTTCAATAAAAGAGCTAGCGGCTTTAATTGCATCGGCAATTCCTCCGTCTGCCTTATCTTGATAGAAGAAAGAAATATTTTTTAAATTAAAATCTTTGCCGTTATTTAATACTCTGATAAAATTACCAGCAAATGGACCAGATACTACAATTCCAATTTCTGTAATTCCCGCTTTAACCAATATTTCTAATGGATAGAAAATCATTGGTTTATCATAAATGGGAAGCAAATGCTTATTATTTGATTGGGTTAATAGACCTAATCGAGTACCTAATCCACCTGCAACGATTAATCCACGCATACTGCCTCAATTCAATGTTTGTAAATGTTTATTCAGCTCTATTGAGTATAAAGCATCGGATATTTCCATATCTTTCAAATACTTATCATATAACCTTGTAAAATTATTTTTAATAAATTTCCTCTCTTCAAGAGATAGTAATTTCATTCTAGATCGTAGAATGGCTGATTCTGTGTCGATAAGAATTGAAGGATAATGTTTTTCCGTCATTAATTTGTGACGAAACAAGCTTCTTAAAGTTAAATTTAAATGTTCATTCATGTCAGGATAGCTCCTTTTTGGTTTTTGCTTTAGGTTCGAGCCAATCAGAGTTTGGTTCAGTTACCATTTCTTGGTTTGAAACCATTTGATGTGCATTTTGCCAAAATTCTTTGCATACTTCTACGAAGTCCTCGGCAGGCATTCCTAGTTCGATGGCATAGTTGGCAGACATAGACAATAATACATTAAAAACTGAAATTGTACTGTCATAATTATATTTTTTATGAAATTCATGCCCAATTACTTCTGCACTTTCATAAATTTCATCAGCTAAACTTTGACTAAATTCTTGATGTATTTGTTCTAATTCTTGTTCGCTTAGTTTTTTCTTTTTAGGCATAAATTTTCCTTTGTAATTTTTTATATAATCTATTTAATCCAATTTCTGTCTTGGAATCTGTTAAGTACCCTGCATCAATATGGTCTAAGGCTTCTTTTAAAGATATTTTAAATACTTGAGTATGTCTTTCTGTTGGATGACCATCTCCAATTATTGGAGTTTTATTTTCTTGTTTAATTTCTACAGACAAGAAGAATAGCCTTTCAGAACCTGTTCCTGAAAACGTTCTCTTGCCAAGAAATGATAATTCATCTGGAGAAACTATCAAGCCAACTTCTTCTTTTAATTCTCTAGCTGCTGCTAATTGGTAGCCTTTAAAAGATTGCTCTAGTTCAGACGGATCTACTCCTCCAGCTGGTAGTTCCCATGTATTTCCAATTCCGTCTTCTTCTGGGAATGCTGGATAATTTGCACAGTCTTTGGCTGGACGATAACAGCTAGTTAAATAAACATATGGTTCAGGTTCTAGTGTGTAAGCAACAATAACAACGGCATCTGGATATTTTTTAAATATCATATCCATTTCAAATTCTTCAGATACTTCTTCGGATTCTACGTCGTAATGAATTTTATTTTTAGTTTTCCAAACTTCATTCCATCCAGAATATTTAAGTTCTGAATTGATCGTTTCTAGTTTGTGATGTATCTGTGGTAATTTACAACTCATTTTTGAACCTCTGGAACCCACCAAGTAGTACGTTTGTCTAAAGTTTCTTCTTTAATGATTTTCATATTATTGATCTGATTCTTGCCGTAAACTTGTAAGAAATTTTCAAATCCACCTTCGTTGCCATCGGCATCTCTATAAGTCATCAAAGAAGCTCCTTGAAGATTATAACTTTCTTTAAGAACATTTTCAATAGATTCTTTTAACAAAATTAATTCTGAATCTGACAAGGAAGAACCTAGCCGATGAGGATTTAATTTAGCTCTAAATAAAGCTTCCGCTTTTACATAATTACCAACTCCTGAAATATTCTTTTGATTCATTAAAATTTCAGGCAATGTTTTGTTTTTCTTTAATATCTTGTTGAACTCTCCCTGGCTCGGAGGAGAGTTTAGCATATCAGGTCCGATGGATTTAAGTTTTTCTTGTAATTCAGTGTCGGTCATTCGTTTAATTGTTCCGAAATGACGGATGTCGTTGAAATATATAATTTCTCTAATATTAATTTCAGAATCAAAAGGCATTGAAAGATGAATTCCAATGCCAGCATGTTTGGTTGGTTGGAATTGCCAAGCCCCGCTCATCCCTAAAGTAGAAACTAAATTAGTTTGGTCGGAGAGCTTCCAGTAAATGAACTTTCCTTTGCAATCAATCTTTTGGATAACAGGATATTCTGAGGAATTTAATTGTTCTTGGAATTTTAACAAAGAAAAATCGGGTTTAGTTTTGAACCTACCCCCGATTAAATCCAATTTAATAATTTTAGAATTTTCGATCTTTTTAATTTGATCGACAATAGTTTTTACTTCTGCGCCTTCAGGCATAACATGGCTTCCTTAAATTTTAATTGATAATCAAGAAATATTATTAATCTTTTTCTTGTTCTGTAGCAAAGTTAAAGAATCAATATCGGTTTCTGTCTTGTTTAGAATTTTCTTTTGCTGTTCTTTTAGCGCAACTTCGATTTCACAGCCGACTAAACGAGGGTACAAATTTAAAACATCTTGGGCGGAAAAATTACCCGGACCCATTAAATCTTCTAAAATTATTTTGCATGTTTTTAATGTTTCATGACAAAGTTGAGCGCCTTCTTTTGCATATGCTAGCGCCCCAGAAAGCTCACTTAATTCAGATAACCTATCTTTAAATGACATAATTTCTCCTTAAAAATTTTTGCATGACCAGCATTTGAAATCAGCCATGCATTCGGCATAAGGGTAAAACTCTTGGCAAGTTTGACAAGTGGCTCCTGATTTGATTTTTGTTTTTTTTGTAGATGGTTTAGCAGAAAAATCAAATTCTAATTGCTCAAATGATTGACTTTTTTTGCTTAAAAGTTTAATCATATTTTCTTGAAAAATCTCTATATCTTTGTCGATCATGTTTTTCTTTGTTGCAAGAGTGATTGTCATTGATTGAATAGCTTGAAATTTCTATATAACTCACATCTGTTACAGCAGATATAAGATAATGTGTTTCAGGATAAATTTCGTAAGCCTCTTCTGGATGCAAAATTATGTCATGAAATGTGCTACCTTTTTCAGCGTATAAATGTAATTTTCCGGAAACAATAAAAATTGTTTTAATTGTTTCTTTGTGATATTTTTTAGCCAGTAAACTTCTTCTTTTTAAGAAGACATGTTTTGCAATATATTTTTTATTATTTGTCCATTGGCGCTCTTCGCCCCATAAGAAATTTTGTTTTTTAATTGAAATTTTCTTAGAGAAGAGTCTAGCTTTGCTCAGTTAAGTAATATATTATCAAATATTACTTTTTAATTGTATCCGGGACTGTAAGCTCCGAACCATCCAAATTAAAAAATCCATTTTCTTTCCAAAAGAATTTTCTAGACTTATCTGGATGATACCTCAGCCAATTTGCGGAAGGTAAACTTTGTTCATGATTACAACTTGCGTTGTAATCCGCATCTGCTTGGAAAGAACAGTGTTTACAACTGAACAATTTATTTTTCCGGTTAGCTGAGCATACATAACCACACTGACTACATCTTTTGGAACGGTAAGCTGAATTTTGCAAAACAACACGGACGCCGTGATCTTCTGCAAAGTCAATTAGCTTACTTCTTATCAAAGCTTCGCCAGAGTAGTTTAAAAATTTTCCTACATTTTTCTTGTATCTAAAATTAGATACTTTTTCTAACTTTATCTCTTTTATATTAGATAAATTTAATTGATTTACCGACCATCTAATAAAATTATCTCTTTGAATTAAAGATTTATTAAAAGATTTGGAACCTTTCTTTTTTATACTTATCTTTCTAAGAATAGAATTCAAAGAATGACCATGCTTATCAGCAATAGTAGATTGACCGTCTGATAGTGTAACTACTGCATTAATTCCAGTATCTGCCCCTAAAGATCTATTACCAGCAGATTCTGTTACTGAATATTCCCATCGCAGATTTATTAAATTATTAGATAGTAGAACTCCGCTTAAGAGCTTTCCTTTTGATTCTAATTTATTAGAATGTTTATTGTTTTTTATTGGAATTATGATTTTGCCATAGCTCCTACCTAAACAAAACAAAGTTATGATTTTATCAAAATGAGATATTTTTGATTTTTCAACTTTACATGTTAATGAATCTAATTCTGCACAAATATTATTTACATTAGGTTTAATAATAGGTGTATTATTTATTCTTTTTGTTATTTGTCTGGTTCTTTTACTTGCTTTAATTAAAGCGCTTTTAACATAAAGAAGTCTTTTTCTTTTATCTAAAGAAGCTTTTACAATAGCTAATGCTTGAGCAGATGCAGACTTTAAAACTCTTGCAGATAAATTCGTTTCATATTGAACCGATTTAGTTGGGAAAAATTTTGGCAAATTTAAAAGATCTTTTTTAATGGAAAAAACATTTCCATCTGGAAGATCAATTTCATTGTGAAATAAATAATCAACATAGAACTTAACTGCTTTTTCGTATTCGTTTAAAAAAATACTAAGTTTTTCTTTCTTTTTCGAATTCAAATCTTGGATAAGATGTTTAGAGGTTTTAATCTTTTTCATTAAGAACCTCTTTAATTTTATTAATTTTATTTTTAGTTCTTCGTAATCCGTAAAGCCTGCAACAAAAAGATGTAATAATTGAAACTAAATCTTTCATTAAATCATGTTCATCTTCATGATTTTCGTGAATAATTACAATTTTACATCCTAATTTTTCTAATAAAATTTGTAAATAATTAAATCCAAATCTAGTTAATCTATCTTTGTTTTCTATTACAATTAGTTTTGGATTATTATCTAGCATTTTTATAAGCTCTCTACGCTTATCATTCATGCCAGAAGCCACTTCTTTATAAACTTTTTCTACAGTTAAGCCTCTTGCCAAGGCAAATTCTTCGCACCTTTTTACTTGATATTCAAGTTCTTTTTTTCTATTCTGATTAGATACTCTACAGTAGATAAAGCACTTATTATCTGTTGTTTCAGATAATTTATTATCATCTGGTACTAAAATGGTTCCAGTATCATATTGGACTGCTCCAGGTATTTTGCCATCTTTAAACCAACGATAAGCAGTAAGATATGATATGCCTTGTTTTTTAGCCCAAACTGATAGCTTCATACTTAAATACAAAGCTATGCATATATTTGATAATATTTTTTATTAAATAATAAAATTTTAATCTAAATTAATTAACACATAGTCAAAGTAAGCCTTAGCAGCCCAAATATATAACAAAACGCTAAAAGCGAAATATATAATAACCCACCCCAAATTCGCTTCATTGCCCACGTAAATATGTCAAAATATTCTCAATTTAGCTTCCTTAATAACTTTCAAATCAAATAAATTCTTTCCATGTAATCGCCCCGGCAAATGAATCAGTGCCGCCACCGAACTTTATAACTCCAAGAACCAACTGATCTGCAACTCCTGCAATTGTTGCTCCGAGCGCCAATCTTCCTCGAATAATTGCGCCAAGAGTCGTTGTTTTCTGAGAGCCATATCCTGAAGAGATTACAGTTCCTCCAGTTAGATAATTCGTGGCAGTTCTTGATACGTCATACTCTACTGCACTTCCAGTTAAAGATTGCCAAGAAGCCGTATCAATTCCATTTATTGTTGGATTAATAATTAACGCCCACTTAAAATTAGCGTTAGAACTTGAACAAAAAACATCAATTAATTCTGGCAGAATTTGTGTGCCAAAACTTCCAGACTTTAATCTTAATGATAAGATTGGGTATATTTGATTGTTATCAACGTTGGCTAGTGGGCTAACTCCCCGATCTGCCGAGTAGGTCAATCCTGCATCATCATACCCACCTTCTGAAATAATTGAACAGCAAATTTGTTCAAAACTAGAGCCGGTACCACTTGAAACATTTTCAATTTCATATCGAATAGGTAAGTTTGGGGTAGACATATAAACAGAATCAATCATATTAGCATGATGAAATTTGTGAACATAATAAATTACCCCATCAATAACGAAACCACAACGCACAGTTCCAACCCCAAGCCATTCAATATCAATAATAAATATTTGTGCCTTTGTAATATCTAAGTCTTTTCCGCTTACACCGTATCCATCCATTACATCTATGTTCCAGTCATCTTGAACTACTTCATCTTCAACTGGAGAACCTGTTACATTGCTTCTGACAACTAAACTTGTTGTTGTTCCATTGTTCTTTAAATGTATTCCATTATTGGAATCAAAGTATCCAACTCTTTTAGTTATTCCACTTGTATTAGATGACATTACAAAAGTAGTGAGAATTAATAGACTTTTTCCATTTTGATATGTAAATCGATTTTTTGTTTGACGAATAACTTTTGAGCCTACAGTTGAAGTAACAGATAATAAACTTGATGCCCTATTTGCGGAATGAACAGAAGTTCCGCCAGATGTTAACTGCACATCCCAAAGAAGAGGCTGATTATCAAAAATCTGCTTGCTTTCAAATAATGTATAGGGAGCAGAAACTCTTAATCTTCCGAAAGCATCACTGGCAGCATTTGAAAAACTTTCAATTTCAATTTTACCAGATATTGGCAATATTTGATCGGATGCAACAACCACAGGTATAGAATTTACTTTGGTCTTTTGACCAACTGTTGGCGCTGTACTTCCTAGCCAGGAACCAACATTATTATCTAGTCTGCCGCCTACCAAAGCCGCAGGAAGCTGTGTAGTATCAACAGTTAAAGACCCGCCATTATCAGTGACAGGTTGAGCTGTATCTCCTGTAGGATTAATTCTTAATGGTTTTGAAGATGTACCCGCTTCTACTGAGCCACCAGGAGCGCTTGCTCTTAATACAGTTCCTAATACATATTCTGTAGCAACTCCGGTATCAACATCATAAACTCTAGCGCCTTGCATGTCCGAACCATCATTGAACCCTGCCGCTGTACCAGGGACAGGAAATGGATCTCCAAAGTCTGAAGCAGTTCCACCAACTGTTAACCCGCTTAAATTAACAGTGGTGCTTGAGGCGATACTTGCATCATTTTGAACTCTTACAACTGAAGCGGCTCCTGATTTCAAACGAAGCCAGATTTTATTTACACTGGGATAATTAGCAATTAATGAATTTGTTCCGCTAGATGGATTTAATTCTGAATGAACATCAGTTCCATCAAAAGATATTTCAACCGCACCAGCTCCTTCATTAATGAATAACAAAGATTCATTGTCAATAATATTAATAAAGATATCTGGATCTATTAAAAAAGAATTAGAAGAAACTAAAACTTTTTCGAAGAAAAATCTATTTTTGCGACTCATGAAATCCTTTTAAAAACATTTACAATATATTATTTTATTGCCTAATTTTAAGACTGTAATTAATAGCCTATTATTTTAAAAAACAAAAAAGAGCTAAGATTTAATCCTAGCTCTTTTTAAATTAATTAATAATTATTTTAAGCTATATCAAAATAAATATTAATTGAAGGATTTTCACCATCATTAACGTTGACATAGTAGCTTCCTGGATCGGATACTATATCTGGCACAACTGTTAACGACCCGACTGCTAATGCACCGCTTGTAATCAAAGTAGAAGGCTCTTCATAAATTGAATAGCTTCCAGTACCATTTAATACAATTTCAGATGGTGGCTCAACTAAGTTGTAGTTGGTTTCAGAAGAGATTTGGAAGACTTCGCCATTGATTGTGATGGTTACGAAATCGCTACCAGCATTTACAAGTTCTGTAACTCTGGCATCGCCCGCAGCAGCTGCATCGTTCCATAATGCATGAATCGACCCAGTATATCCAGCAGGAACTTCATAATAATCAAATGCGCCAAGTTTTACAGTAAAGCTGCTAGTAGTAGCCGCCGAACCAAGTTTGATAAACATGGGGCGATTAGAGTTGTTATAAACGATAGCGCCTTCACGTTCTGCATTTGCCGCAAGTAATTCTGCATTGATTAATGAAGCTGCAGCCGTAGTAATTACCGCAGAATTTGCTTTTGTTGGATTAACTTGAAGCACACCATTGCTATCGAGTTTAAAGATTTGCACATTGGTTCCATCCCAACCACCGGCAAGAAGAGGAAATCCTGAAGGTGCAAATCCCGCAGCGGCAGCGCCTACCATTATTAATCGACCCTGATCATCGCTCAAAATGTCTCGGGTAATACTACCATCAGAAGCACCCAAACGAACAGGGCTGCCTGCTAACGCAATCCCATCAGCAACAGCACCAACATAAATTAAACGACCAGAAGTATCGGTTTGAAGAGTTCTTGTATCTGTTCCATCCGATCCGCCGAGGAGTATAGGAGCACCAGCAACAGCTGAACCGTCAGCTGCAGCGCCCACGGAAATCAAACGACCAGAAGAATCTGATGAAATATCAAGCGCATCAGTTCCATTAGTGGCGGCAACTCGAATAGGAGCACCGGCTAAAGCGCTTCCGCTTTCGGCAGCACCAGCAAGTATAAGTTTGCCGGAAGAATCTGATAAAAGATCTTTAGTGTTAGCACCATCTGAAGCGCCGATTCGAACGGGATTGCCGACAACTGTAGAGCCTACTACTCCAAGACCTCCTACATTTGCAAGTAATTGCGAGGCGTCATCTTGAACAATTGATAAATCTGCTGGGAAGTTATCAACATCAACATGACCCATTACTTTGAGTTCATCTATTGTACCTGCAGTACCTTGTGCGCTAACTACTCCTTCGGCAGGAGAGCCTGTTGTGCCTGCACCAGCAACAAGTTTACGACCTTCTGAATCTAAAGAAATGTAATGAGTATCGGCTCCATCAGAACCAGCGAGCAAGAAAGCTCCGCTATTTGCTGGTAAAGATTCGCCTTCTTTCACAACTATTTCATAGCCATCGCTATTGAATAAAGTCTTAATGGGAGATTCTAAAGACATAATATATCCTAAAGAGTTAAAAGTAATTACTTTTTTTCTTTCTTATTAATATGCAAAAATATTAATCAATTGTTTTGCTTATCTATAAAAAAACGACCGGGAGTTTTTAGTTCCCGGTCGAAACTAGGTTAAGTTTTTAGTTGTGAATCAAACAGAGATTCCATATCGTGATGCAAGATATGCTATTGTATCAGTTTTTTCCTGTGCGCCCTGAACTGCATTGTAATAAAGAACTTCAGCGGTGCTTGTTCCTAAACTGTAACCGAGCTGGTACTTCCATGGCGTTCCGTAGATAGGCATTACTCCATCACCAGTATTGCCACCCCCACTCATGAGCGAGGCACCACCCCAGCTCCACTCTGGGATGAAAGTAGAAGAAGCTCCAAATATTTGTAATGTGTTTGTACTCGTATTTGTCTCATATTCATATGAAATATAAATTATGAGTGGTTGATTGGGCTCAACTGTCTTCGTAATTGTTCCAGACCCATTATAACCAGTCAACTTTATAGCAGGACCTAAAGCCCCGCCCATATCATTAGCGTATATGTTATACCCTTGACCATCATATGGATATCCTCCAGATAACCAAAGAAGATGGTTGTTCCCACCCTCGTAAACAGGTTTGACAACCATGATAATGGTATTACCAGCTAGTCGAGGTCCTAAATCGAATGAAGGAGTACTCCAGTTGTCAATAAGCCCGCCGTTACCAAAATCAAGTGTTGGTTGATTGTTGAATTCTGAATTTGATGAATTGTAATATATGGGTCCATTATAGACTCTTGTCAAATCAGATGGACCTTGACGATCATCCCAGCCTGTAACCGATGCTCCATTTGAAAGACCGATGTCATCAGCTCGATACCATCCTCTTAAGTTTGTTAGACTTGGATCGGTGGGTCCTCCGCCACCACCACCACCACCACCACCACCACCGCCACCAGGAGCGAATTCAGTGACAATTGCAGATCCTGTAGCGGTAGCATCATTCCAGGTGCCAGAAATTTCACCTGTAAATCCTGATGGAACTAAATATTGTCCAAAAGGAGCTATTTTCGTAGTGAAACTAGAGTAAGTGATAGAAGATCCTAATTTTACATAAAGGAATCTATTTGAATTGTTATAAACAATTGCCCCTTCACGAGCAACGTTTGATGCCAATAAGCTGGCAGCTGAAGTTGTTGCTGTTGTCGTATACAATGTAGCATCTGAAGATTTGACTTGGCTAACTTGAAGCGCTCCAGCATTATCTAGTTTAAATATTTGAACATTAGTTCCATCTGAGCCGCCAGCAAGAACTGGGTTTCCAGAAGGAGCAGATCCAGCTGCAGCAGCGCCTACTCTAATCAAACGACCTTGGTCATCTGAAAGAATATTGCGAGTCATTGTACCGTCTGATGCACCTAATCTTACTGGGGATCCAGCAACAGCACTTCCATCAATTTCTGCGCCTACAAAAATTAAGCGACCATCTGAATCGGTACGAATATCTTGAGTATTGGCGCTATCTGAACCACCAATTCTAACTGGAGCGCCTGAAACAGCAGCACCGTCAGCTGCAGCGCCAACCATAATTAATCTACCGTCAGAATCTGATAGAATATCAACTGCATTGGAACCATCTGAAGCGCCAATTCTAATAGGAGCGCCTGCTAATGGATCTCCGCTTGGAACGGCGCCATCAATAACTAATCTTCCAGAAGAATCTGATAAAAGATCTACTGTAG